GTCTCGCAGACGTTCCTGGCGAGCTCGATCTCGCGCGACGAGATGAGCTACGACCGCGAGAGCAACGCCGGCGAGATCCGGATCACCGTGCCGACGACGCTCGACTTCGCGCGGCGCTTCATCATCATCGCGCCGGCCGATCGCTACACGGTCACGGTCTTCCGCCGGCACGTCACCGACATCGGCGGGCCGGAAACTGTCACCTGGTGGAAGGGCTTCCTCAGCCAGGTCGTGTTCGAGGGCGACGAGGCGATCATCTCGTGCCGGCCGCTCATCGAGCTCCTCAGCCGGCAGGGCCCGCGCATGACCTACCAGCAGCCCTGCAACCATGTCCTCTACGATCCGCGCTGCACGGTGGTCGAGAACAGCTTCCGCTTCCAGGGCATCCCGTCCGCAATCTCCAGCGATGGCACGGTGCTCACGTTCGCCGGCATCGGATCGAGCGCGCCGCTGACCTCAGCGCCGGCGGATCTCCAGGCTGACTTCTACATCGGCGGCTTCATCCGCACGCCGGACCTGGTCGACCACCGTCTGATCGTGGCGCAGTCGGGCGACACCGTGACGATCCAGTACGCCTTCCACGAGTCGCCGGCCGGCAAGCAACTCGATATCTTCGCCGGCTGCAATCACCAGCTGGACGTCTGCAATCGGAAGTTCGCGAACAGCGACTTCTTCGGTGGCCATCCCTACCTGCCCGATCGCAACATCTTCGAGAAGGGCCTCGACTCGACGGCGACCAGCAGCACGAACCAGCCACTGACGGATGAAGAAGTGAAGATCATCCTCCGATCCGCGCTGAGGTTCTGACGTGGACCCGTTCACCGCTCTGATCATCTACGCGGTCCTCTTCGTGGCCGCCGAGCTCCTGCGGCCGAAGCCGGACATCGAGAACGCGAAGGCGGCGACCTTCGAGGAGTTCGGCATCCCCAGCACGGACCCGAAGCGGCCGATCTCCATCGTCTGGGGCCGGACCCGAGTGACTGGTCCTGGCATCGTCTGGTATGGCGACTATCGGACGATCGCGATCGAGGAGGAGGTCAAGACTGGACTGTTCAGCAAGAAGAGCGTCACCACCGGCTACATCTACAACATCGGCGTCCAGCTGGGCATCGCCCGAGCGGTGGACGCCTTCGAGGCGTTCGACTGGGATGACGAGCGCCTGGTCACCTTCAGCCCCGAGCTCGTGCCGCCGTCGACGATCGGCGTGCAGCTGCTGATCGACGAGCCTGACTTCCTGGGCGGTGAAGAAGGCGCGAGCGCCGGCGGTGGCATCCAGGGCTTCTTCCGGTTCTACCGCGGCAGCATCAACCAGACCACCAGCGGCTACCTCTCCCAGTTCCAGACGCCGGTCACGCCGGCATACAAGCACCTGGCCATGGTCATCTATGAGGGCCCGCAGATCGGCACGCAGCCACGGATCTCAGCGCCGGCGTTCATCGTCAACCGTTACCCGAACGGCCTCGGCCTGACCGCCGGCCGCGAGAAGGTCGGCAGTGGTGCGAATCCGATGAACGTGATCTTCGAGCTCATGACCGACGACGACTTCGGGGTCACGATCGACGTCGCGGACATCAACGTCACGAACTTCACGACCATCGCGAACCAGCTATTCGACGAGCTCCACGGCTACTCGAACACCTGGGCCCAGAAGAGCGAGGCGAAGGCCGTCATCGACGACATCCTGCGGCAGATCGACGCGACGCTCTTCATGGAGTACACGACCGGCCAGTTCGAGGTTCGCCTGGTGCGAGATCCCAACATCGTCAGCCCGTTCGTGCCGCTGATCCTGAACGAGTCGAACGTCGTCGAGCTCACCTCGTTCCGGCGCGTGAACTGGAGCGAGACGACGAACCGCATAGTGGTCAACTGGAAGGACCCCGAGATTGCGCAGACGCCCTCGCCGGCGGTGCAGGACGACATGGCGAACCAGCGCATCCAGGCGCGCAACGTGGTCGCCACGTTCAACCATCCAGGCATCGACAACCCGCTGCTGGCGGCCCAGGTGGCGGCGCGCGAGATCCGCGCGAACTCCTTCCCGCTGGCCATCGTCTCGCTGGTGGCAAACCGCGACGCGATCGACCTCCGGCCTGGTGACGTCTTCGAGCTCCAGTGGGACGAGCTCGGCATCAGCACGATGATCATGCGTGTGCTGGCGGTGGCGATCGGCTCCGACATCAACATCCGCATCCGGATCGATTGCGCCCAGGACGTCTACAGCCTGGGGAATACGATCTACGCAGAGCCAGGCGCGTCGCTGTGGTTTAACCCTGCCTCGATCGAGCCGCTGGCCAGCAAGGCCGACGACGTCTTCGAGGCTCCGCTGCTGCTCGATCGGTCGAGCCCCGTCGTGTCGCCGACGACTCCAGACACCGAGGACTTCTCGCGCATCGTCCTCCTGCCGGTGCCGAACCAGTCGAACGTGATCAGCTTCCGCATGATGTTCGCCGGCCCTGGATCGCCGGCAGTCACGAACGGCCAGGTCGGCGACTTCCCGCAGATGTGCCCGAGTGGCGTCCTGGTCAACGCGATCAGCCTCCAGGACTTCATCGATCCGCTGAGCCCGAACACGATGCTCCTCAGTGGCTTCAACAACTTCCGCGACTTGCGCACCGCGACCGCGGCCGACATCGTCGATCTGCTGGCGAACCTGTTCCGGATCGGCGACGAGTTCTTCAGCTTCGAGACGACGATCCTCAACTCGGACGGAACTGTCACGTTGACGGGCATCCACCGCGCGAAGCTCGACAGCTTGCCAGCGCCCCATGGCGTGAGCCCCGACAGCCGCGTCTTCTTCATGGGCCTCAATACGCAGTTCGCCGGCGGCATCAGCGACCAGCGGTGGAGCAACGGCAGAAGCGGAGCGGTGTCAGCCAGGACGAACACGACGCGCGGCCGGCTGTCGGTCGGTGCGGCCACGGTGCGATCGTTCACGTCGACGGCCCGAGTGCGTCGGCCCTATCCACCGAAGAACCTGGAGATCGAGGTGCCGGCCGTGAGCTCGGAGAGCCCTGCGATCGCGAACAGCCCAGCCCTGCCGGCGGCGTTCTACCCGAACCGGCTCAACCTGCCGCGCGGCGACTTCATCTTCACCTGGGACAATCGAAACCGGACGGCCCTGAACGACCAGGACTACGACACCGTGACCAGCCAGGCACTGGAGGCCAGCACCGAGATCGTCTTCGAGTTCCGCAACCCGAACAGATCGCCCGAGCTCCAGCGCACCGTGCTCAGCACGGCCGAGACTTTGACGTACCCAGTGAGCCAGCAGGACGCAGACCTGGGCGGCCCTGGATCTCCGGAGCTTTCGCCGGCCGTGCAGACGCTGGTGGTGGACATCTTCACTCGACGAACGGATTCGCCGGCGCTAGAGTCGGAGCAGCGTTACACGTTCACGATTCAACGGACGATCTAAATGAGCAACTTCGACACGGCTTTCGATGTTGTGCTGGGACATGAGGGCGGCTTCGTCGACCACGATGCCGATCCAGGCGGGGCGACGAACTTCGGCATCAGCCTCCGCTATCTCCTGGGCCGCGGTGACCTCGACGGTGACGGCGTGCTCGATGGAGATCTCGACGGTGACGGCGACGTCGACATCGACGACATCATCGCGCTCACTCCAGCCCTCTCGAAGCACCTCTACCACTCCGGCTTCTGGGTGCCGAACCGCTGCCCCGAGATCCACGACCAGGCCGTCGCGACGAAGGTGTTCGACATCTGCGTCAACACCGGCAGCCGCCAGGCGTGGCGGATTGTGCAGCGCGCTTGTAACACCGAATGCGAGCCAGGCGACGAGCTCGACGTCGATGGCAAGGTGGGCCCGAAGACCCTGGCGATGGTCAACGCGATCGGGGAGAACCTCCTCGATGCGATCCGCACCGAGCAGCTGTCGTTCTACGAGGACCTGGTGGAGCGCAAGCCCTCGCTGGCCGTCTTCCTGAACGGCTGGACGAACCGAGCCCTGGCATGAGCCCCGAGACCTTCAACAAGTGGCGCGTCATGCCGCGCTTCCTGATGATCGCCTACTACACGTTTTTCGCCATCACGTTCTGGGAGATCTCCGGCTGGTTCATGGCGTTCGACTGGGACTCGGTGAACGATGCGAGCGTGTCCCTGGCGGTGGCCGGCTTCCCTGTAGGCATCCTCGGCGTGCTGTCGGCTGTGCTGGCCACGCTCACGAAGAACTACTTCAACACCGGAGGGCCCAGTGGATCGAACGGCGGTTAAATGGACGGCCTACGTGGTCGCCTGCTTCCTGATCATGATGGTCGGCATCGCTGCCCAGGCATCAGAGGATCGCTACTCGCCGAAGGATCACGAGCACGAGGACCAGGGCGAGGTCAACACGACGAACGTCGACGTCCCGATCGACGTGGACATCCCGATCGACGCCAGCACGACCACCACGAACACGAACGAGGTCAGCATCGTCGAGGAGCATCCGGACGACATCACCTTCCGCAACACGCCCAGCCTCGGCGGTGGAGCTGCCCGAGGCAACGCCGGCTTCCGGATCGCGGTCCCAGGCTTCGGCTTCGGTTTTGATCTGCCCTGGGAGCGAGGCGATCGGCCGCTGCTCGCGATCTACGATCGGCTGATGCTGGTCGGTGACGAGCGCAACGCGGCGAAGGTCATGTGCCGCACCTCGGTCATGAAGAAGATGTTCGGCAAGGCCGACGAGGAACTTCTGGAGTGTGCGAACAGTCTGAGCCAGGCGGCCTCGTTCCCGACACCACCGCCCAGGGATGAGCCGGCGAGCTTCGACACGGTCGGCGACGAGATGCCGATGCTGCTCGCGGACGCCGACGTCGAGGAAGTCGAGAAGGAGCTCAACGAGGAGAAGGTCAAGGTGGCCGCTCAGCAGGTGCAGATCCAAGATCTCAACCGGCAGATCCAGCGGCAGCAACAGCAGCAGCAGCAAGTCGTCGAGACCGTCGACGACGCCATCGTCAAGCGCCAGGTCCAGCGGGCCAGCGCACGAGCGTACCTGGAGCGCATCCAACAGCGGAAGGAAGAGGGGGAGAAGTAGTGGACCAGAAGGCGCTCATCAACACCGCCATCACTGCCGCGGCCACTCTCATCGTGACGCTGGGGATCACCTGGGTCGTGACTCGATCCGGTGAGGGCATCGACGCCGCGGAGAAGGCGCGCATCGAGGCGGTGGTCAAGGAGATGCTGCTCACGGACACCGGCCAGACTCACGGCGCGGCCCTGGCTGTGCTCGGCACCGGCCTGAACGGCATCCAGATCAAGGTCGACGGCATCGAGCAGGACATCAGCGACATGCGCGAGGCGCTGTTCGCTCTCGCGTCTGAATGACATGGGCCTCCTCCTGGGCAACTGGAAACTGATCGCCGGCGCGGCGCTGGTGGTCGGGGCGTTCCTGGCCGGCTGGAATGTCAACGGCACCAGGTGGGAGTCGAAGTGGAACGCTGCGCTGGTCGGTCGAGCCGAGGCCGTCCAGGAAGAACGCGATCGGCTCCAGGACGAGTTCGAGCTCCAGCGATCGGTGGATGACGATGCACGCCGCCGGCTGGGCGATGACCTCCTGGCGCTCCGCTCAACGAACGAACGACTGGAGGAGGAGCTCGGCGATGCGAGGCTCACGAAGACACCGGACCAGGTGGTTACCGAATTTCGCGATCGGGTCATTCGCGAGGAGGTCGAGATCTGCTCGGCTCCCGTTCTTGCTAACCCTTTCACTCTTGACTTTGCTCGGCTGTTCAACGATTCCGCCAGTGGCGGATCTGGACTGTCCGGAGCCGATCCCCAGGGGTAAACCGATCGAGGCCATGCAGGGCTCTCCTGCGGTGCTCTCGCACCTGCCTGACAACTTCGACCGCCTACCAGTCGAGGATGCCGTCAGGGTCCTCCTGGAGACTGTGGTGCGCCACCATGGCCTCTACCACGAGCTCAACACGCGGCACGGCGCTCTGGTGGAGTGGATCGAGGTGGATGACGATGGGTAAAAGTGGGAAGTGGGTCGTGAGGCTGCTGGTGGCCGTGGCGGTGTCCCTGGTGCTGTACTGGGTCTTCCTCTTCGTGACCGTGGCACTGGGGCCTCGGATGTAGTGCGGCCGTCCTGGGGCCTCTCAGGGCGTCTCAGTGCCGATAGGTTCCATGTGGAACACCTACCTCTTCGGGCCGTACCGGAGCATGGCGTCCCTGACCATCCGCGGATCGAGGCCGTAGCGCGAGACCATCTGCTGCTCGTCCATGTTCGAGTTCTTCACCAGGTACTCCAGGCGCGTCGCCTCGCCGGTGCTCGGATTGAGTCGCGTCGATCGTCGTGCTTCTGGCATCACTTGCTCCCTTGTAGCTTTCGCAGGATCTTCATCCACCGAGCTCGCCGGCTCTGAAGGTACGCGCCCATCACGCAGGCGAACACCGCCGAGACAATACCACCTGCCATAGACCAGGACACCAGGAGGAAGGCGGCCGCGATCATCCCGATCGTCCCGACGACGACGTGGAACTTCGCCTCATCGATGAGCTCGCGGTGGGTCACCTCAGCCAGAGGCAGTCGAAATAATCGTTCTGGTAGAGCGCCGTGTCGGTCGAGGCCAGGACCTGGCCCTGCTGCACGAGGATGTCGACGTTGTTCGTGCCCTTGATCTTAAAGGTCTTCCTGGCGCGGCCGACCGACCAGATCCACTCCTCGGTCTCGCAGTCGGCGAAGTCGACCTGGCCGGCTTCCCAGTGGACATGCTTCTCGTCCCACTCGATCAGATAGTAGGGCCCGATCCGGAGCCTCGTCGAGACGTCCACGAGCCAGCCCTCGTCGAGCTTCCGCTTCATGGCCAGGTTACGCATCGGCCAGATTCTCGATGATCTCGTCCAGCGTGGCCAGGTCGGCCTCGCGCTGGTCCACGCGCTCCTGCCAGGCGTCGTCGTCGCGGTACTCCAGGATGGTCTTCTCGATGAGGTCGACCATGACCTGGGGCTCCAGCGCGTCGAGCTCCCAGGACTCATATCCGTACCGCTCCGCGTAGGCGGCGAAGCGGCTGTCGGTCTGCTTCGCGGGATTCGGTGGCGGGCCGTACTGGGCGATCTGGCTCTCGTTCAGTGCGATCCGATTGACGTCGACCGTCTGGCCGCCGAAGAGGTGCAGGCGGTCCTGGTTGTCGCGCGTCATGTCGACGCCGCTGGGGTCGAGGTCGCCGAGGTGGATGATCTTCATCTCCTTGTCCTCGAACGCCCAGGCCGAAGCTGCTCGCCGGCCGGCCGCGTACTGCTCCGACTGGGAGACATAGCCGCGGCACGAAAAATAGGGCACGTCATAGCGGCCGCAGATCTCGTGGATCACGCCGGCCAGGGCCTCCTTCTCGATCCACACCTCGACGCGGTAGGTCTGGTTCTGCCACATATCGATCCCGTAGTGCTCGCGGGCGAGCTCGATCGCGTGCCTGGGGCTGCGGCGTCTGACCCAGTTCGTGACGGACCTGGTGCGGTCCTCGATCGCGTCCCAGTCGATGAGGCCGGCCAGGCGTCCCTTGTTCACGATGTCGCCGATCCGGTTATAGCTGCGCTCGGTGTTCGGCACGAGATCCCGCGCCACGAACTGGTAGTACAGCTGGCGCAGGGTGAGCACGAAGCCCTGGGCCTGGTACTCCTCGATGATCTCGACCGCCTGCTCGATCGTCGCGATCGTGGCCGGCTGGAATTTGAACTCCTGGAACTGCTGCTTCATGTCTCGATTGCTCCCTCGATCTGTTGGATCACTGCGTCGAAGTCGATCTGCTCCAGGCTGTCGGCCACTTCTTCGAGCTCGCCGGCAGTCTCGCCAGTGGTCTCGGCGCGCTCGGTGCCTGGGAAGTGCTCCTCCATGTTGTCAGCGACCTCGCGCTCCTCGTCAGCTACGTCGCGGACGAGCTCGGTCACGCCGTTGATGTCCATGTTGTTCAGCTTGTCGAGCGCCTCCTGGAGACGCTCACGGCGGTCCTTGTTCATGCCTGGCTCCTGTTCAGGCGGCCGGCGCGATACGCCGAGGCGGAAACTGAGCCGCGCGGGAAGATCAGGTTCGGGAAGCCGCGGATGCCGCGATCGTAGGCGTCCTGGTTGCTGCCAGCCTGGGGCGGATGGTCGCGGAAGTAGGCGACGCGCTCCAGGTGGGTCATGTCGAACAGTGTCTTCCTCATGCGGTGACCTCCGGACGGGCGAGGCAGGCGTACATGGCCGCCTCGACCTTGACTCGATTCGAGAACCGGCCCATGGCGCGGAGCACGATGTCGGCGATGTCTCGCGCCTTCGTGTACCGGCGACGCTTCACGGTGCCGTCCTTGCGTTTGTTGCGGCCGACGTTCGCGGCGATCCAGCAGGAGTCGAGCGAGACGCTGGAGCTCGTGCCGGCGAACGGGGTGACGTAGTCGATGACCTGGCGGTTCGTGATGCCGAGGCCGAGAAGGTGAACGTGGCGAGGCTTCCGATCGCGAACGAACGCGGCGACCTCGTCGGCGGTGGTGGCTGCCTTCTTGCAAGGGAGGGCGGGCACCCAGCCATCGAAGCCGAGGACCGCGTCGACCTTCGCAGCGAACTCGGCCTGGCTGAGCTCGCCCTTCTGGACGGCGACCAGGACCCGAGCGCCGAGCGCGTAGATCCGGCGAACCTCTTCGCGATAGCGTGCGAGACGTTCGAGGGTGACGGTCTGCGATCCGACCTGGTCCGGAGCCACGCAATAGAGCGAGGAGCCGAGAGTCGTCGCGAGCCGTTCGTACATGCCGAGGCGTTTGCGCCAGTCGGCGTCGGTGATCGGTTTGACGATCTCGACACCATCGGGCCCGAACTTCACCTCGGAGAATGCGCCCGAGTCGATGAAGACCAGGACGTCGCTGCCGGCGAGAGCGTGGAGCTCCTTCTCGGCCGCGGGGGAAACTGTCGGAGCGGCGACGCCGATGTCAGCGCCGACCTTCGCGAGTGCGGCAATCTCGCCTGGACGGTTCGAGCCGCTGGCGAAGTAGGCCGAAGGGGCGACGGGCAACATCGGCCAGGCCGGAGCCGGATCGTCGAAGCCGGCCTCGATCATGGCGGTGCGGATCGCATCGAGCCCGAGCTCGTCGACCACCTCGCCGGTGTCAGAGTTGCGGACGTGGAAGCCGAGCTCGCCGAGGAACTTGACGGTCTCGCGAGCGCCACCGAAGAAGTCGTCGGAGTTGAGGCCGAGGGCCACGCCGAGGATCGCCTTCGAGGGATAGCTGCGGCCGTCGTGCCGGAGATGGTAGCGGACGCTGTCGCGATATCCGAGAGACTCCAGGAAGTAGTCCTGGCCGATCTCATCGCACAGCGCGATCGCAGCGAGCACGTCGTCGCGCGTGGCGGTGTGGCCTCGCGTGGTGACGCTCGCCGCGGCGGCAGTGTTGAGGGCTGAAACTGTCACGCCA